CATCCAGACACGGATCGTTGATTCTGCTAACTCAGCCCCGGCTGTGAGTAGCTCCCGCCCTGACACTCCTTTAACCTCGGCCCAGACGGTCGCGCCGTCCGCCCAGTTTTCTGTTTCCTGCCCGGACGGTAAGGTTTGCGTGACAAAATTCTGGATGGTGACGCGGTGCCGGAGTCGTCCTGCCTGCATATTTCCCCCTAAAGCCCGTAAATTTTATATGGCTGGAGCAACGCCGTTACAGCAAACGGAAGCGTTGTTTGCGAACTACCTTCCGTCACGGCTGAGCGGTTTTCATACCAGTGGCTGATTAACAGCAACATGGCAGCAGTGACATCATCGGTTAGCAGAATTGCGTCTTCATCCTCCTGGTAGCCCGGAGTTTCTTCAGATTCATACAATTTCCGCCGCGTCCAGGTTTCCACGTAACGTGCCGCAGCGCCTGAGTAAATAGCGATCAATGCGTCATCGTCGGTAAAATCCGGCTCGATGCGACAATGCGATTTGACGACATCGAGATCGAGCATTATTTTTTCCCTTTTTTAGACGGTGCGGATTCTTCAGGCTGTTCAGGCTGTTCAGGCTGTTCAGGCTGTTCAGGCTGTTCAGGCTGTTCAGGCTGTTCAGGCTGTTCGGAATTATCAACAACCACCAGCCGTGCATAGCCTTTTTTTATCAGTTCACGACCGTGCTGCTCCTGCGTTTCCAGATACTCGCCTTCTGTCACAACCACACCGCCAAAATAAATTGGTTTAACCGCGATAAGCTTCATGGTATTCCCTCGAATATTGCGGCCAGAAGGCCGCACAAGATATTACTGACCGCCAGGTGCCGGAACAGTGAACGAGCCATAAACAAAGGCTTCAGGACGTTTAACGGCCAACGCCAGGCGTTCTTCGCAACGGATGGTGATCATGTTTTTCTCGAAGTCGTCGGCGTTCTCCGTAGAGATGACAACATTCGTTTCTTCACGGTCAAAAATCTGCGCGCCGGCACTGAATGCCCCTGTCAGAAATTTACCTTGGAAGGCTGTAGCTTCTGTTGCGACGACCGGAAGGCCCCAAAGAGTTGGGCCCGTCAGAGCGGCAGGGTTTGCCAGGATGTAGCGGCCCAGCGTGTCTTTGGTCAACTCAATTTTCGCCCAGTCGATGAAGTGCAGGACGTGACCGGATGCCGGGAAGCGCGCAAGCTGAGCCTGCAACATCGCGAGACGCAGATCGTCAATACCGTTCTGATTCTCCACCTGAAACGCTGCCGAAAATGCTGAAGCCTGCGGAATGATGCCTTCCAGATGAGCGCCTGTACCATCGCCGAACAGAATTTCCTGTTCTTCGACATACTTCAGGCCGAAACGCATTTCCGCATCAACCTGAGACTGCAACTGTGCGAAGTCGTCGAGGATCTGTTTGGATGCCTTGAAAAGATGCGCAATAGTTCGAACTGGGGTGATTTTTTCTGCAAACTCAATGTTGCTGTACGGTTTGGTCGTATTCTCTGCGACCGCAGCAGCATTGTTGGTAAAACCAGTTTGCTGCACCCAGTAAATGGTGTTTGATGCCGTTGTGCCAGGCGCGATCAGGTCGCGGATGAAAAGACGCTGTTTAGGCGCGGTATCAATGCCAGGCAGACGGTCGGGAGCAACAATATTGCCTGGTACGTTTGCGGTAAGCAGAGCCGCTTTCACCGGAATAGAAATTCGCTGGCTGGCCGCGACGCTGGCCGCAAAGGTTTTCAGCGCCTCAGCAGAGATGACCTGCTGACCTACAGATTCCACAACCTGTTTTGCATTTGCCAGCGGCATCTGCGCAACATGTTGCTCCAGTTCACCCAGCGCGGCTTTAAGAGTTTTTTCGGCTTCTTTCAATGCGTTTAATTCAGACGCCATTTTGTCCACGGTTTCTTTGGTTTCCGCTGACAACTTGCCGTTCTTCTTCGCCTCAGTCAGCGCCTCTTCCGCTTTTGCGTTAAATTTGCCGGTTGCTTCTTCAATGGAGGCGGTGACTTTTTTCAGAATCTCGTTTACTTCAGACATAAAAGGTCCTTATTTGACTAACGCCGCAAGGGCGTTTTCAAGTGAATTGAGGGTTTCAGGTTTGATTTCTTCGGTAGCGCCCGGCTTACCATCGGGATAGGTAACAGCGCCCGGCGTGTTACCTGTTAATGCTTTAATTAATTTCCGGCGTTCAGACCGGGGGGTGTTCGTTTTCGCCAGAAGTGCATCAAGTTTACGCAGCGCCGCAGACGGGGAGTCATCACCGTCGCTTACGGCATCAGCAGAAAGCAGACTGTCGGCCAGCCCCTTTTCTACTGCATCACTGCCACCGATATAACTTTCTGCATCCATCAGCGTCTGCACGGTGTCCATATCAAGGCCGGAGCGTGCCGCATAGATATCAGCCATAGCGGTATCAAATGGCTCAAGATAAGTCGATAACTCAGCAAAATCATGGCGGTTGCCTATCGCTGCTACCCAGCAGTTGTGGATCATCAGAAAGGCGCCGCGCCCGATTTGAATATCATCCCCGGCCATAGCAATAATCGAAGCGGCGCTGGCAGCGATGCCCAGCACTTTTACAGTGACTTTCCCCTGGTACTCGCGAAGCAGGTTGTAAATTGCCAGGCCTTCAAACATATCGCCGCCGGGCGAGTTGATATTTACCGTCACATCAGCACCGTTCATCGAACGTAGAGCGCCGGAGATGCGTTTTGCTGTGACACCCTCGTCCCAGTAATCACGGCCAACAACATCAAAAATAGAAATGGAGTTGTCATTATCGGATGCTGCCCTGATCCCACCATTCCAACGCTCAAGCGCTGAGGGTTGGGGTTCACTGGTCACACCCGCGCACGGGCGTCCCGCCGGAGCAACCGGAAGTTGTCTAATTGTCATGGAAATGGGCTCCTAAGCAGCCTGTTTAAGGGGCGATTGCTCGAAAGGAATATCAGGGAATACGTGGTTATGAAGCTCTCTGACAGCCAGCGCCTGAACTGCCGGGTTGCTGTTTTCGAGATTCTTCAACTGAGTCAGGTTGAGCTGAACTGTATAAATATCACCGCCTTCAATTGGTGGCATATTTTCCAGCCTTCGAACATCGTTACGCGACATCCAGCCATTCTGCAAGGCGCTGGTATAGTACGCGGCACGTCCTGCACTGTCGGCACGCAGAAGGCCTTCAACGGAAAACTCTGCAAACAAATCCTCATCTCCGTTAAGAAGGCAGCGCGAGATTTCCTGCTCAATATTGACCAGCAGGGGACGCAGAGTATGGGTCAGAAACAGCATGTTCATCCCCTCAAGACTCGAGGCCCAACTAGATTGTTTTGTCGTATGGCCGACCATGAATGGCGGTACGCGAAACCAGCGACAGATTTCCTCAATGCTGAATGAGCGGCTTTCAAGCAATTGTGCGGCTTCCGGGTTCATGGTGACGTTCTGGTATGTCAGTTCATTTTCCAGAACCATCAATTTTCCAGCATTTTTCGAGCCAATAAAGTTCTGAAGGCTGACACGCAACCTTTCTCGCTGTTCCTTGCTCAGCGATGTTTTCGAAGAAAGAAAGCCGGTACTCTGCAGACCATTTTCGAAGATTTTCGCCGCCGCTTCATCAACCGACATCGCAGCACCGAAGACATCCACCCCTGCCATTGTCGGCATCATGCCGCACACACCATCGAGGCCAAACCCGCGAATGTGCATCATCCTGTCTACAGGAATGATCCGCTGGACTCCGTTTTCAGTGTAGGTGTACTGTAATTTTCCACTATCGAGCCGCTTTACAACCATGTTTTGAGGAAGCAACGGAACCAGTGATACCAACCTGCTGCCGATGAACAGCTTTTCGACAAAAGCATTACCACGCAGACAAACACTGGCCACAATCATCAGCATGAAGCGGGAAGGAGTCATTTCCGAATTAGGGCGCCTGCATAATATCTGGTAGGCTGGATTGTTCTGGGCCAGCTTCCGCGAGCCATCGGCCTGTCTCTCGTAAATTTTAAGCGGAAGCGTGGATATCGACTCACTTAACAGCCTGACACACGCCCATACAGCAGAAAGCCGGATAACTTTGTCTGCGGTGACCACTTTCCCGCTACTGCTGGTTCCAAACCATTCCCGCCAGAATTCACCGGTCGTCAGGCTTACTGGAACACCAAGCCAGTTTAAAAGAGCGCTTTTTACGCGCCCTGGTTGCTGTTTATTCTTCGCCATCAGATACCCACTATGATCGGATCGTCAAAAAAGCCCTCAATATCGCCGTCATCCTCTTCGTCTCCTTCTGCTGCGCCAACCGCCATCGCGCCAGAAACAACGCCATCTATACGGCCATTACTGCGCCGCTTACTGAATACCCGGTTTCCGTTTTTATCTTCCTCTATAACCGCATTCGCCGCGCACCAGCGCAGACAGGGGTTAAGAACGATGGTAATCCGCTTTTCCATGATGAGTTGCTCGAAAACCTCAATGGAATGCGGCATCCACAAACCTGATTCAGCCGATTTACCAAACCCCTGCCCGTGCGGCACGAGAGGAAACGTGACGCCTTCGTCATCCAGTTCAGGAGTCAAATAGTCAATGTGATAGCGGTCGAAAGCGACTTTTCGTATATCAAACATCGCAGCCAGCTCAGCCATACGCTTTGCGACAAAACCGTAGTCAATGGCCGTACCGGGAGGCGCGTGAATATGACCATCACGCTCCCACACATCGTAAGGAACCCGGTCAACGCGAGCGCGATCGTATAAAGTGTCTTTCGGGGTCCAGAATTCTGTCAGCATTACGCTGATGTCAGGAAAATAAAGAGAAAGTGATGTAAGGTCCCGCTTGCCAGATAAATCCAACCCGCCATAGCAGGTTTTACCCCGTAACTGATCAATACTGATTTCCTTTTCACAGGCCATCCAGACATCGCCGCTGATCCACGGGTTCTCTGCATCCACCCACTGACAAAAGTTCAGTCGGCGCACCAGGCTTTCTTTCGCAGGCATGCCACGAGCATCTTCTACCTGTTCGCGCAAGTAGTCAGGGAGAAAGGTATGCCCCATTGATGGGTTAGCTTTCCCCCAGCATGATTCATCTTTAAAGGGATCGTCGCCTTCATCCAGTGAACAGATAAAGGCAAAGAACGCATCATTTTCACGCTGACCAGCGGCTACCTTCTGTCCGTACTGGTGATAGTCGTAACAGACGCTGGTTTTATCGTGCCCGCTGTTGGTAATCATAAAAATCAACGCCTGCCGCCGACCTTTCGTGCCAGCACGCATCATTTCTACCGCGCGGTTATCTTTATGTTCGTGGATCTCATCAATCAGGGCGCAGTGAGGGCGAGGCCCAGACTGTCCATCATCTGAACTAATCGGCCTGAAGAAAGAACCGTTTTGAAGGAACGCCAGGTTCCACTCTTTTCCGGCCCCTCCGGACTTCTGAATTCTGGACAGAAGCGCAGGTGACTGATCAACCATGGCCACTGCATCACGAAACAGGATCATGGCCTGGTCTTTTTTCGTCGCGGCGGCGTACACCTCTGCACGCGGCTCTTTGTCAGCCATCATGCAGTAAAGGCCAACCCCCGCCGCCAGCGGAGATTTACCAGAGCCCTTCCCGGATTCGACATACACCGTACGGAAACGACGCGTACCATTTTCACGCTTCCAGCCGAAAACAGAGCCGACGATAAAACTTTGCCAGGGCAGAAGAATAAATGGCGCACCTTCGTGCTCACCGCCATTCAGTTTCAATACCTGAGCAAAAAAGTTGATAGCCCGATTAACCGATTCAACATCCCAGGTCAGACCGCGTTTTTTTCCCTCTTTTAAATCACGCAAATGGCGCTTACAGGCATTACGGATATCAGGGCCGGCAACTACTTTTCCCTTTGTTATATCCATTGCATACTGAGTTGCAGGATCAACCAAAGAACTGGTTGAGCGGGTCTTCTTCTTCTCCACCATCAACTTTCACCTTCGTTCTGGCAGCCGGGGTAAGACCGAATTCGACCAGGTAACTTTTAAAACGGCGATCTGCATCAGCCAACATGGCCACTGCAGGGTTTGCCTTAATCAAAAAACCGCCATCCGTCTGCACTGTATAGGTTCTTCCCTCGTCAGCGATCGTTAGACGCAACTGCAGTATGTCGGCGTAAATATCGCAAAGGCGCTCCAGCGCCAGCACATCTGCAACAGTGAGAACACCCATACCATCAAGCAGCACGGTCAGTTTTCCCCAGGCAACCTTTCCCCAGTCGGTAAGGTGGGCCGGAGGGCTGGGTATTTCTCTCGCGGGTTGGGGCTCTTTATCGTTGAGTTTGCGTTTGCCCGGATTGCCGGTAACCACTTTCAGGTGGGTCGGTTTCGGGCGTCGTCCTGCCATCGGAACCTCCCAGAAAAAAACGTTTCATTTCGCGGTTGTGCACAAAAAGGATGGGCGGCGGTCATTTGCGGCAAAGGGATTGAACTTTTACCCCCCCCTCCCCTATGGAATTGACGTCATCTGAACCAGTGAGAATTTTGATCAAGCGGAATACCGTTTTCATCACATCCGATGACGGCACCGCGCTTCTCCATTCGCTGTTTCGTTGAGTCGTGATGCTGCTTACATAGCCCTTGCCAGTTCTTACGGCTCCAGAAAAGCTTCTGCGCCTTCGCTATTGCCTGACCGTCACCAGAGCGCAACGCCTCTTTCAGCTTATGCGGGATGATATGGTCCACGACTGTTGCCGCTGTCACGATGCCTTGTTCGTGGCACATGACGCATAAGGGGTGAGCGCGAAGGAATATAAGACGCTCACGGTCCCACTTACTGCCATATATGCGTGGTTCTTTGTTCATGTGATATCTGTTCCGGTTGCTATCCGTTACCATAAAAAAACCCGCCGAAGCGGGTTGAATCATTCCTTCTTACGATAGCCGGGTAAATTCTCAGCCCTCTTCCTCATCCTGTACTCGGTCTCTGACCAGAATTCGCCGGGATCACCATTAAATCCGCAGTTCTCGCAAATATAATCACCGCTCCAACCGCCTCTTTGTTTATCCTTTACCACATCATTGGAACTACACTCAGGACAATATTTCATCACTTCTCCTCGAGCACACAGTGATGGGTAATTATATCTCAGTATTAGCCTTCATTGCGGTGCTGCTCGCAGTAGCCAGAGCGGTTAGTATCAGTAAGTAGTCGTGCCAGGACAGCCTCCCTTGCGACAGGCTCGGGGGATTAGCGCTGGCATGGTTCACCATTATGCAAATCAATAGAAATTTGGTTTTCAGCGTGGTTTTTATCAAGATTAAATACCGCTGTTACGGTGGGGAGTTCTCTACTCTGAGTATCTATAATCGTCGATACCTGGTTATCAAGAAGCTGTCCATTCACAGCAATTCCATAACCCATGAAGCGCTCTCCGCGATATAGCTTAGCGATCTGAAACTTCATGACGATTTCCTTTTAGACTTGAGCCTGTCGCACGGCAAAGCCGCCAAGAGTTAACGGATTACCCCGGCTCACTACTGATAGACTCTCTTTGATTTTGCCGTGCGAAGCGCAATAAAAAAAGGTCGCTAGCGCGACCTTTCATAAAACAGATAATCTTATATAAATCAGATATTTACTTTTTTAGGATCGATTGCTGACAGCGAAATCATAAACCCTGTTAATGCTGCGATGATTAACGGAAACACAAAAGCATCAGATGTTCTGAGTGGGTTTTTGACATCAAAAAGGATTACGATAAAAAACGCACTGGTAGCGAACGTTGAAGACGAATAAACTTCGTTCATTTTGTATTGCAGTCTATCAAGAGAAAACTTAGGGGTTTCTTTACAGAAGGCGTCCCATACCAAGTGGACAAACAGGTATAAGACGCAAAGTATAAAGTAAAATCTAGTTAGCTCTTGAGCGTTTTGAGGTGCTAACCAAGCAAGGTAACTCATTTTAGTTAGCTAACTTCCTAGCGGTATAAATAGCAGGAAGAGCAACAGCGCCAGCGACAGCAAAGCCATATGCGATGCCGCCAGTCACAGTAAATGCTGGGATGAGGAATGACAGTCCACCTGGCAGGGCGAAACCTAAGCTTGCACCACCAATGATAGCTTTCATAAAAGTTATAATGTTCAGTTCCATATTTCCTCCCTCGTAAACGTCTTGTTTACCTAGAAGGTAATATTAGGGAAATAATGTTCTGGTTGCAAGCAAACACGAAGCTTCCAAAGTTACTACTGAGGCTTTGAAGTGCTTACGATGTAAGAATTAACAATCCCATCCTTGTTCACCTTAGCCACCAGCGACTTACCTTGCCCTACACTGAAGGTTGTTGTTGTCACGTAGGTCCAGCCGTAAACTTTATTTCCGTCAAAGTCAGATGTTACCGTTGTTGGAGTACCAAATTTTTGAGTTACAAAACCCCCGCTAATGCGAGGCCATAAAATTGTTATTTGACTCTCTCACCGAGTCGTAAATACGTTCACACGTCACTCCAGTGATATAGCGTTCGTCAGCGATTTCAGCATAACGTTTAGCTTCTTCTGCAATACTTCCGAGCATGTCGGCGAGCATTCTGGCGTCGGCTCCGGCTGTTTTGCTTCTGACGGCAGCGGCAAGATCTGCGGTGTGCTTTGCGGCGTCCAGGCG